CGCAATAAAAGTAACTGCCTGCGCTCGGCGGATAGTTAGCACAGGTGGCTTTCTCATAAAGCCCGAACTCCCCAGCCAGACACGTGTTCATGTCCTTGTTTTGGGTGTAGGCAATAATCCCCTGCTGGTTGTTCAGGCTGTCGGTGCGGGGGTGGTAGTCTGCCGCAGGTAGCGCACCGATGTCTTCCGTGGTTGGTTTGTTCCCCGTGTCGTAAGCTTCGCGCCACTGCGCATCCCACGCTCCTGAGCTTTGTCCAAAGTTGCGCCATGCCAGTACCCCTGTGCCCGCATTGGGGTAGGCCAGCTGGATAAGGGCACTGCTGCCATAGATGGACTTGGTTTCGCAATAAAACATCTCGCCCGCACTTGGCGGTGAATTGGCACAAGTCGCCTTCTCATATAATCCCAAATCACCTGCCACACAGGTGTTCATGTCCTTGTTGCTGACAATCGCAATCTCGCCCTGTTGGTTGTTCAAGCTATCGGTACGGGGTTGGTATTTCTCGCTTGGGAAATAGTGTTCCGCCGCTGTTTTGGGGGTAATCGCACTGGCATGGTCTACCCCTTCCCGGACCATTTCGCTGGTTGCCAACGGGAGCATCCCTTGCTGGCCCTCCTGCGCTGCCGGGTGACGCCTGCTTTGCTCATGCTCAAGTAAGTCCTCTTGGGTCACCGTCCCTTGCGGGTTCACCTCAATGACAACCGAGTCCATGTTTTCAATCGCAATTGCAATATCAATAATGAACTGGGCCGCCATGTTGGGATTGGTTGGGATTTGAGAGGCCGGGTAGGAACAGTAGGCAATCAGGTTGCCTTGGTTGTCATAAATCCCCAGCTCTCTTATCCACTTACCGCGCGCCGCTTCATCGGGTATGTAATCAATGCGCCCACCTAAGGCCGCTTCATTTCCCGGGCCACCGTCAAGCAACTGACGATGAAACTCATTGACCAACGCAGTGACAGACGGCTCAACAGTGACATCACTCCCCCCGCCATCCCCGATGCCGATGTCGGTGATAACCACCACCTCACCCGCCTGATAGGCAAGCTCAATGAGCTCAGCGCCGAGGTCAGTCAATACCCCCGCAAGCTCAACTGCGTTTTTCATTCTGTCCCTCTCCGTTAATCGTGACCTTCATACACACACTGACAATGACCGGCAGGTACATGCCGGCTTTTCGCTCCAGGCGGGGGCGAAGTGTCCAGTGCTGGGAGCCGCGCTTATTGTTTTCAACCAGCGCGAACACTTGCTCATAAAACGTCTGGTCAATCGCTCTCCCTCCTTCCGCTGCCACATCCACATGAAACGTGCCCCGCGGACCTTCGGGCGTTTGTTGGTGCCATTCAATGATGTCCCCCTGGTACCCGGTCAGCGCCAACGCCCGCTTGACCGCCCAGGGGGTTCCTCTGTAGCGAAACAGCAGCAAGGCATTTTTGACCACTTCGCGCTTTTGCGATTCCGGCCAAGCGTCATCCCACACATCAACCCGCCACTGCCAGGCAAGCCAAGGCAAAAAGCTCGGGTGACAGTTATCGATATCACGCACATGCAACCCCGGCAGCACCTGACGCAGTGCACCGAGTTCGTCAGCCGTCAGCTGGCTTAAGGTCCGCAGCTCCAATGACTGACGCAAAACAGACGGGAGTAACATCAGCAATCCCCCTCAAGAAACATGAGGCTATTGTGGCTATCTGTTCGCGGGCGCGATGCCCTTGGGCATAAGCCATCCGCGCAGTGGATTACCATCTCGTCAATCACCACGCCCGGAGGCACCATGAAACAACCACTGACCCAAACCACCATCGCGACCATGATTGAGAAGCACGGTATCTGCCCGTTGCCCTACGCCATCAACTATCAGGGCAAGCAGCTCAATGCTGCCCGCCGACTGCGGGTGCCCAAGGTGCGCGATCGCATTGAGGCCGTCCGCTTTGCCAAAGACAGCTTTGGGTTTGAAGCATCAGACGCCATCCTTGCCGGTGTCGCGGCCAGCGTCCTGGTGTTCGGCACCTTGGTTGAGACCACCACCGCAGAGGGCGTCCAGGTCGCCCTTGAAGGCGAGCTGCCCGTGCCGGTGGATGTGCTCATCGACCAGCTTGAATATGGCGAGTTCGTCCACCTGAGCGTCCTGATGGGAAAGCCTCGCCCCTCCTGCGTATCACCGAACGACACCTCAAAAACGCCATCCGAGTCCTGACGGATGGGCGACAAGGTCGCGCCACCTATCGCGATGTCCTCGACATGACCTGGCCTGAACTCACCTTTCTCCTTGAGGTAATGCTTGATGAACGCAAATAACTTTGCTCTGGAGCTGACGGTCGGTATTGAAGACTTGTTCACCCAGCACAAGAAGCGAATTGAGAAGGAGGCCAACGCGCTTGAACGCGATTTTAAGGGGCTTCAAAAGACCGCTGGCGACGTGAGTGAGTTTCGCCGTATGCAGGATGGGCTAGAGCAGCTGGGACGTGAGTCAGGTACCACTAGCCGGGAATTTCAACAACAAGAGCAGCAGCTTCAACAATACGCCTCGGCCTTGCGCCGCGCCGAGGTCAACATCAACAACCTGACCCAGGAGCAGCGGCGGCTCAATGCCCAGCTCAAAGAGACAGAGGAGGCGGCCAAAAGCGTCCGCGCCTTAAGCGATGGCATGGGGGAAGCATTGGGGGCTGCGGTGAGTGGCGTTGTCGCGGGCGGTATGTTTATGCAAGGCATGACGACCATGGCGCTTGAAAAGCAGGCGGCACTTCAAACAGGTAAAGACACGGGGTATTTCGCATCACGTATCGAGCGCGATTGGCGAGCAGCCACCATGCGCGAAAGCGGCGCCCCTGCCGAGCAAGTCATGGATGCTCGCGTCAAGGCAGAGCAAACCGGTGTGGATGACGTCGCGGCCAGGCGTATGGCTGAACGTGCGGTGCTGCTCAGTCGCGCCATGCCTGCCGCTGATATGCAGGAAATCATGCGCGCCATGCTGACCATGAATAAGGGGTTTGGCACCGATAGCGATACCAGCTCAGACCTTATTTATCGGGTCGCCAGTGGCGCGGGGGACCGTGCTAATGACCTACTCGATACGTTCAACGAATATTCGCTGCTGATGAAAGATGCTGGGTTCTCAGCCCAACAATTCAGTGCCATGTTGATGGCAGGCGCCCAAAGTGGGGCCTTTAACTATGACAAGCTGGCCGATGGCGTCAAGGAATCCATCAAGGCCAAAATGACCGATGCCGATAATGTCTCTGCCCTGTTGGGCTCAGGTCAAAACAAAGGGGAGATTGATACCCTGGTCAAAGACCAGGCGCTTCGCCAAGCCCTCAAAAGTGCCATCGGGGAGCTTCGCCAAACCAATGAACAAGGGGGCGACATCTCCGCCCCCTGGATGAAGCTCATGGCAGTGGTCACCAGTCTTTATCAAAAGGACCCCAATGCAGCCAGGAACATCACCGACCGCGTGGCGGGCACCCCCTTCTCAGAAGACTTGGGCGCATCGACAGTGCAGGCCGCGGTGCAAGCCCTGGCAGACCCCGCCAAGGTCTTGGGAGAATACCAGGGGAAGCTCGCTGAGGGCGTCAAAGAAAGCTTTACTGCGATGGAGCGGTTATCCACCAGTTGGGCCGGTGCCGTAGACCGATTCAGTCAGGCGGTCGGGGATTTCACTGAAGCACAAAGCCCCATGATTGACCTGCTGGCACGTGGACTGGATAAAGGGGGGAACTTGATTGCAGACAATCCAGGTACCGCCTTGGGGGTTGCTGCCGGGGGGCTACTGCTCAAAGGACGAGCCATTACCGGATGGGTGAAGAAACTGATGGGGCGTGGGAGTGAGGCCGCTGCGGCACAAGAAGCCGTGGAAACCCTGGCGAAGGGTGCCCCTGGAAAGACCGGGCCCAACGTGCCTGGCTGGATGGATCACCGCCTGCCAGGCGCCGCCCCGGTGACCCCACCACCAGCATCAGGTGGGTGGCTGCAATCCCTGAAAGAAGGGGCAGGCAAAACGCTAGGCGGCAAGGGAGGCAAGATGCTGGGCTGGTTACCCGCGTTGCTATTGGGTGGCGCGCAAATCTATGATGCTGCCCAAAGCGGTGACAACGACCAACTGCTCACCACGACTGCTGGCGTCGGCGGGTCATTGGCAGGGGGCGCGGCTGGTGCTTATGGAGGCGCTGCCTTGGGGACTATGGTTTTTCCTGGTCTCGGGACGGCTGTCGGTGGGGTCGCCGGAGGTATCCTTGGCTCCATTCTCGGTGAGGAGGGGATGAAGGCCATCACAGAGGGGGTGATGGGGTGGTTTAATGATGACAAGCACACCACG